GGTAAGGCGGCAAGAACAGAGGCAATAACTGAATTAGGACAAGAGTCTTTAATAGTCGGTCAGTCAATGCTACAAGGTGGACAGTACACAGGAAAAGAACTTATAGATAGAGGAGTTGATTCACTTATTCTTGGTAGTACATTTGGTGCAGGATTTAGAGGCGGAACAGAGGCGTTAAATTTAGCAATCAATGGAACACAAGGCGAAAAGATTTCTATAGCAGAAAACGAGATTATGGAAATCATTAACAGAGGTATTGATCGTAACGATCCTTCTTCTGAGTCTAGATATAATAATGCCGTACAATTGCAAGAGTCTATAAACAAAGCTAAAGCAGGCGATCAAAAAGAAGCTAATAAAATTCTTAAATTTGTTGGTAGTGATGCCGCTAATGTTTCTTTTGCACAAAGGCTACAAAGATTAATTCAAGGCGGTTATAAACAACCAGACGGAACTTCAATACCTTTTAATGTGCAAGATGTTAAGCGTGATTCTGTTAATGGTGCTAGAGCTTTAATAGACTCTGCACACATAAATATTTCTAATGAAATAAAAGGTCTTGTTAGTACTTTAAAAGAAAGACTTTCAACAGATCCTAAGAAAAGCAGATCGCTAGATCAGTTGTTTGAAAAGATAGAAGCATCTGGTGCATTAAGACACTCAAGAAACAAAACAAAAGCATCTTTACCTGCTGACAGTTTTGATGCTGTAGCTAACTTAGTTGGTGATTTGCAAGAAGGACAAATGCTTCTTAATTTATTGCGAGAGTCCCAGGTCCTTACTGAAGTACACAATGCAGATTATGTTGGTGGTCTAAGTAGATATACAGATCAGCTTATGCCGTTTGGAGTAAGCACAGGATATGACTCAGGAAGAGGTGTAGCTAATGTAGCTAGAGCCGCCCTTACAGCAGGTGGTTTTATGACAGGAGGTCTTCCTGTAACAATGGGACAGTTAGGCGTTGTAGGTGCAGGTCGTGTTCTTGGAAGCGGTAGTAGAAGTAATGTAGCTAACTTTGTTAATAGAAATGTTGGTGGTCAGCCGATGCAGGTTGAAGAAGGATTACCTTCTGTTTTACAACAACAAGAAGCACAAAGACAACAAGCAGAAGCTGAAGCACAACAAAGACAACAGCAGGCACAACAAAAAGAACAAGAGACACAGGAAAGAATAAAACAAGTTCAAGAAGCTAATAGAATGCTTGGTAGAAAAGGAGCTTCGCCAACACCAACAAGCCCACAAGGAACTTTAGAAGATGCCACAGGCTTAGACAAAAGTGGAGTTGCTAGAGCTTTAAGAATACTTGAATCTTTACCTAGTACAAATCAAGCATTAAGAAATGCAATACAAAACTATCGCACCTCTATTGATGTAGGTGGTCGTGTTCCTAATTTAACTTTATTAATTAGAGCTGTTAATGATATTGCAACTAAGTTTCCTAAAGTTATACCTAGAACTGCTAGACCTAATACATCAGCAGAGCAAGCGTATAATCAACAAGTACAAATTAAGCAATATCAAGAGTCAGCAAATTACGCTAGAGGCGTTGAGGCTAATCAAAAGTTTGCAAGTGATCTACAAAAGTCAGTAAACGAAGATAGATCATTAACTCCTGTAGAAAAAGCTAAGATACAAGATGCTTTATATCAGCTATCACTTAATCTTGGTCGTGATCCTGTAGGCAGGCTTAACGAAATACTCTCAAATGTAACTTCAGATGTTTCTCCAGAAAATCAACAGAAATACATACAGCCTTATGCTGAGAGGGTAATGCAACAACAAGCAAAAAAGCCACAAGATGAAGAAGACAGGATAGTACCTGTACCTTTTAACAACGAAGCTATGCAACAAAGGTTTGGCGTTACTGATCCGATAGAAGGAGGTAACTACATAAACCTCGATGATGATAACGCTGATGTTACAGGGCAAAGCTATTCTGGTGGAACAATATCTATTATTGATGGTAAAGGTTCTTTAGAAACTAATAATGAACCATCTGATCCTGCAACAAAAGATTTAGGTTGGAAAACAAAAGTTAATTTATTTAAAAAGAGTGCAGGATGGAAATGGAAAGGTGTTGATAGACCAGAAGAAACTATCGTATCTACTGAAACTCGTGGTAAACATTACTACTCTTTGTCAACAGATATGAAAACACCTGTTACTCTAGAAACATATCCTAAACAACAAAGTGAGCCTAGACTAAGACCTAGTACTTATGGAGAGGCTACACTTGGTAATGTCATTGGTAATATAACTGTTCGTGGCAAAACACATCCTGTTTATGACTCTGTAACTATTGCACCAAAGAATCAGCAACCAAAACTTACTGAAACAAAGAATGTAGAGGTAGACCAAGATTTAGATAACAGATACCCTAATTCATATGTTATTAAATTTAGAAACCCTACAACTCCTGCACCCAAAAGAAAACTTTTAGATGTAGGCAACATTCTTATGGAAGAGCAAAGACTAAAGTATGGTCGTGATCTAGATGTAGTTAATAGTAATGATGATTTTAACTTAGTGTTAGATGCGTTGTCAGATGAGTTTACATATCAAATGGACAACAACCCACAACATTTATCTTGGTATGATTCTGACATTGTAGATACTATGAAGATACTTGAGTCTATGATGCCAGAGCTTGCTGATCCATATAACAAAGAAATTTTATTGTTAATGACAGCACTTACATCTGTAGGTCACAAGCCTATACAGAATATGATATTAGGTGCTGACTTAATGGATCATTATCTTAAAACAGGTAGTGTAGGTGTTATTGTACCTAACAAAAAAGATGCTAAAGGTAGAATACAAACTAGGTTAACACAACCAAGTAACAACGAGCTGTTTGGAAGCAAGTCTGGTGCTATAGAAGGTGGCTTAACTATATTTGGCGATATGTTAAATGAGTTAGGCGTAGAAGGTGCTTTAGATTACATTAACGGACAGCATACTAAAAAAGAACTAAACCAAAGGCGTGGTAAATCTATAAACCTAGTTACAGGAAAACCTTATGGTCCACAAGGTGATATAAAAGGAAAGGCGGACAGTCTTCATGAAGGATCATACATCTTTGGTCCGAAAGTTGGTGCATTCTTCCGTAACCTAAAAGGTATAAAAGATGAAACAATTGATCTTTGGGCTACTAGGGCTATCTTAGGATATACAGGCGGACTTCTACAGCCAGAAGGTAGTAAGTCTAGCGATCCTCTAGTTAATGCTCCTACAGGCATAAACAGAGAAGCATTCAAACGACTTTTCCAAGAGGTTGGAAAAAGGTATAATGTAGAGCCACAGCAGGCACAGGCAGTAATATGGTCTGCTACACAAAACTTATATACAGACTTAGGAGTTAAAAGTGACACGCAAACTTTCAGCCAAGGTGCAGCCGAATACAAACGCAGAAAAGAGTCTCCTGACAACAACTTGGGAGTTGACCAAGATGCAACGCCACAAGCGATTGAACCCATCCTCAGCGAAGCCTCAAGAAAACCGTCCGATATTGGAGTCTTACCAGAACCTGACTTGAGCTCTCCTCCTGTAGAAATATCTTCAGAATTTACACAGGCTTCTGTAGACGAGGCTAGAGATATTCTTGGTGATATATCTAGCGAAACTCCTATAAGAGACATGAAGCGACTAACCCTACTAGCTCG